GACATCAGTTAGATTCTTATGCAATAATCATGAAGAACAAAGCAGAGACTTTAACGGCAGGATCTTCTCAACCTGAAGTCTTTAATGTTTTAGGTCAATTACAAACTATAGAAAGAGTTAAAAAATCAGGTGAAATGATTTATAACAAGAAAGAACAATTGACCAATGACCTCGGAGCCAAAGCAGAATAAGCAACTTTTCTTTTTAGTGGGAATGCCAAGGTCTGGAAACACCTTGTTTGCTTCCATCATGAATCAAAATCCAGAGTTAGTGGTAACGGCCAATTCTATTACTTTAGAGATTATGAAAGATCTCTTTCTCCTTAAACAAACCGATGTCTTTCAAAACTATCCGGATCATAAATCTTTAGATAATGTTTTAGACTCCGTGTACGATGTCTTTTATAAAGACTGGCCACAGAAATATATCATTGATCGAGGACCGGTGATGACTCCCGCTAATTTTGAGTTAATGAAAAAACATTATAAACACCCTATTAAATGTATTGTACTGCTTAGAGATCTAATGGATGTACTGGCTTCTTATATGAAATGGTACACCAAAAATCCCGATTCATTAGTAAATAGATTTAATTTAAGAAACGATGATGAAAAGTTAGGAAAGGTTATGAATAATGACGGAGCGGTTGCTAAAGAACTCACAGCAATCCAAAATTCTTTTAATTATAAAGATCAGTGTTATTATTTAAAGTATGATGATCTAGTTAGTAATCCTGAACACTATATTAAAGAAGTATATAAATTTTTAGATATTCCCTATTACCCCCATCAATTTCAAAACTTGCAACAGATTAATATTAACGGCCTAGGATATAACGATGGAATTGTAGGAAAAAATATGCATACTATACGAAATGAAATTAAGAAAGAATATAATCCCTACCTTGAAAAAATACCACAAAGAATAAAGGATAAATATGGACACATTAAATTTTAAAGTAGTTCCTTTAGGACAAACCGTTCTTAGATACGAGGTTCCTTTAGATGTGTATAATATTATCAACCATATTTATGAAACCAATTTTCAGAAACTTCCACCAGCTAATAAGCAGTTAGTGGGTAAGATTGAGAAGGAGCATTCTTTGTTCTATGGAGGTGAAGATAATAATAAAATGAAAAAACATAACTTACTGCCTCAGGATGTATTACAATGGTTTGAAAAGATATTCAGACATTATTTAGACTGGAATAAAATTTTAGATTATAAAACACACTTAAATTCGATATGGGTCAATCAAATGTTTCAACACGAATACAACCCAGTGCACGTTCACCAAGGAACATTGTTTACTGGTTTATCTAGTGTAATGATTCTAAAACTTCCTGAATCTTTTGGTGTAGAATATTCATCAGTTGATAACCCACAAAATGGAAAACTTCAGATACTGGGTTCAGCATCAGGTCAGTTTGCAGTCATTGATTATCAACCCGACTTAAAAGAACGAGATTTTTATATATTTCCTTATGATATGAGACACGCAGTTTATCCCTTTAATGGACCAGGAATGAGAAGAAGTCTATCAGCGAACATGGATGTCGAGTATGATCCTATAAGAAACAGAGGTAGAAATTAATGTACGAAAATATGCATATTACAGAACCAAAATGGAAAACCTGGATTATACAAACTACAACGCCATTATTTACACCCGATCAATGTAGACAGATTATTGAATCTGGTAGAGCACAAAAACCACAAAGCGCACAAGTGGGGATGGGTAAACCTGGAGGTGGAACCGATACTAAGAAAAGAGTTACCACGATCGGATGGATTCCATTTAAAGAAATGGGACATATGTATTACGATCTTTATAGATTTATTGTCAAAGCTAATGAAAATCATTTTGGCTTTGGTGACATACGAATAACAGAGAATGCACAGTTTACAGAATATCCTGAAGGAGGATTCTATGACTGGCATATGGATTGTGATGTAAACATGAGCCATGAACCTCCTGTAAGGAAAATATCAATGACGCTTTTATTAAATGATCCATCAGAATTTGAAGGCGGAGAATTAGAAATTATGGCTCCCGGTAAATATGCAAAATTAAAACAAGGACATGCAATTTGTTTTGCTTCCTTTTTAAATCATAGAGTTAATAAAGTTAAACGAGGAATGAGACAATCTTTGGTTGTTTGGTTTGGAGGCAAGCCCTTCAGATGATCAAAGAAGAATTTTTTCCAACTATTATTTATGGCTTTGATGTCCCTAACTCTGCTGAACTTAATCCACAATTAGAAAAAGATATTCTTGAGTGGTCTAAGAAGGACAAGGGAGTACAAAAAACAAATGTTAAGGGATGGCATTCTCAAACGGATATGCAAACTAAACCAGAATATAAACCTTTAGTAGATCAACTCTTTTTAGCTATAAAACAAGTATGGGACGATCAACATTTAGATCGAAAAGCTGAACTAGGAAATATGTGGGCTAATATTAATCCGCCTGGTGGATCCAATCAACCTCATGTACATCCTAATTGTTTATACACAGGAGTGTATTATATTAAATCAAACATTAATTATGGTAGACTAAGACTCTATGACCCTAGACCAGGGATTCAATTAATCATGCCAGTACGAAAATCAGGTGATCCTGGTAAATCTTTATGGAGAGATGTAAATTTAGATCCTATTCCGGGAAGAATTATTATATTTCCTGCATGGTTGTGGCATGCTGTTGAACCTAACGAATCAAATGATATAAGAATATCAGTAAGTTTTAATTTTGTACAACATGGCTTTTAATAAATATCAAGTAATCAAAGGTGCAATCAGCTACGAGCTAGCTAATTTTGTCTTTAACTATTTTCTCTTGAAAAGAGATGCGGTTAAATTTATGTACGATAATAATTTAACCTATGACAATGGTATGTTTGGTACATGGGCAGATATACAAATACCAAATACCTACTCTCATTATGGGGATCATGTAATGGAGACACCCATCATGGCCCAGGAAACAGGGTTAGAGTTAGTCCCTACCTATTCTTATGCAAGACTCTACAAAAAAGGAGATATACTTCATAGGCATAAAGACAGGCCAAGCTGTGAAATTTCAACCACTATTCATTTAGGGGGAAACCCTTGGACCATCTTTATAGATGGAACTGGCGCCGATAATGTTATCGATGAATATAAGAATATACACAAACCCAATGCTCCAGCAGGTACTAAAGTCATACTTGATGTTGGCGATATGTTGGTATACAGTGGGTGCGAATTAGAGCATTGGAGAGAACCGTTTGAAGGAGATGTCTGCGGACAAGTCTTCCTTCATTACAACCATGTCAATGGTCCTTTTGCTGAAAAGAACAGGTTCGACAAAAGGCCGATGTTGGGTATTCCACCAATAAGGAATACATAATATGGAGTTATATGCTACAAAAATTAGGGTTCTTACCAGGGTTCAACAAACAGGTCACAGAAACCGGAGCTGAAGGGCAATGGTTTGATGGTGACAATGTCCGATTTAGATATGGTACTCCTGAAAAAATAGGAGGCTGGCAACAGCTGGGAGCTGATAAATTAACCGGCGCTACTCGTGCTCTTCATCACTGGGACGATAATGCTGGCGTTAAATATGCGGCTCTAGGAACCAATAGAATTCTATATGTTTATTCAGGGGGTATATTCTATGACATACACCCTATTAGAACTACCTTAACTGGCTGTACTTTTACAAGTACTTCTTCTGAAACAACTGTCACCGTAACAGCAACAGGAACTACCGGACTAGCGGATAACGATATTGTTATGTTTGATGCTGTAAGTGGAGTCACTGCAGTAGGATCTACTTATAACGACGCTACTTTTGAAGACACAAAATTTATGGTAACGTCCGTACCCACTTCTCTTACTTTTGAAATTACAATGGATACAGCAGAAGCATTAACACCTCTAGCTGCAAGTGGTTCAGCTTCAGTCTTATGTTATTACACCGTAGGACCGTCCAAACAATTAGGAGGTTACGGCTGGGGAACCGGTGCATGGTCTGGAACTGCCCCAGGTCCCGCAACTACTACTCTGGCAACAACACTTGCGGATAGTGCAGCAGTCACAGATGTCGTTCTAACTAGCTCTGCTGCTTTTCCTAC